ATCTGTCGCGCAATGACTTCCCACACTTCCGCACCCTACATGCCACGGGCTACCATGGCTTGGGTCTGCAACGCGGTGATGTCATGGACCACGAGGATTACAAGCGGCTCGGGGAGATACTGGGCTTGATCTTCAAGAACGCGGACGCGACATCGATGGACGATGGGATACCGATCCCTTCGATCAAAGGTTCGGGGTCCAAGTACCTCCAGTTGATTATGCGTTCGATCTATCGTGAGAAGGATCTGGACTACGAGTACAACTACGAAGAGGACTACACGCTCGACTTCTGGAAGCTAGTGCAGGTCAAGGCGCAGCTTGAGGAGTACAAGTCCAAGATGAACAAGTCTGATTTCTCGGACATGATTGCCAAGTACATCGACATGGTAGAGCCGCCGCACCTCGATCTTTTGATTGTGGACGAAGCGCAGGATTTGACGCCATTGCAGTGGACCATGGTTGAGAAGATGGCACAGAATGCCGAGCAGGTTTTGATTGCGGGGGACGACGATCAGGCGATCCACCGTTGGACCTCTGTAGACATCGAGCGGTTCAAGGAAAGCTCTGACAGCATCGAGGTACTCAACCAATCCTATCGGCTCCCACGCAGCGTCTGGAGCCTCGCTATGCGCGTATCTAAGCGTATACCCGAGCGGTTGGAGAAAGAGTTCTTTCCGCGTGAGGAAGAGGGTTCGGTTACGTCAGTCGGGGACATCGACTACCTGCCTCTGGAAACAGGGTCGTGGACCATCATGGCTCGGATCAACGGCTACGTCAGCGACATCGCGGAGAAGCTAGAAGAGGCGGGGTATTTCTACAGCCGCAAGGGCAATCCCTCGATCAGCCGCAAGAAGACGGAAGCCATGGCGACATGGGTCGAACTGCAAGAAGGCAAGAGCCTCGGTCTGGGACGGATACAGAAGTTCTACGAGGCGGTGCCCAAGATGGGAGCGGGGGCCGTGGTCAAGCGGGGCGCGTCCAAACTTTTGGATGCTGCGGGACCAGAGGATCTACTATCATACTCTACGCTAGCCAAAGAGTTTGGTTTGATTGCGCCCATCGACACGCATCCGATGGACATCGTAAAGATGTCGGAGCAAGAGAAGGTTTACGTTCGCTCTCTGGAGCGGCGTGGAGAAAACATCTACGAAGAACCACGGATCAAACTGTCCACCATCCATGCGATGAAGGGCGGGGAGGACGATAACGTGGCAGTATACTTGGGATCGACACAAAGCTGCGTAGATGGAAAGCATCCCGAGGACGAGCATAGGGTGTTCTATGTTGCGGTCACACGCGCAAAGAAGAACCTATACCTAATTGAGACAGATAAAACATACAGGTACGAGATATGAACAGAGACGAAGTCTTACTCAAAGCAGGGGATTACATCAACGGTCAGAGGGCCAAGGACTATGGCGAGGCGTACGATAATTTCACGCGCATTGCAGATGGTTGGAACCTGATCGTCAAAGAAGCATTTGTCAGCACAGGATACCTAACGCCACAGCACGTTGCGTTGATGATGGATTGGGTCAAGACTGCGCGGCTGCTGCATAACACAGACCATGATGACTCTTGGATCGACAAGTGTGGATACAGCGCACTTGGTGCCGAGTTCCACGAACGCGAGAAGAAGATCAAAAAAGCACAGGAAGCATTCATGGGGAAACGCGATGTCACTGGATAAAGATAGCGTCATTGCCGCACAAATGGATCAGGGCAAGGAGATGGCGTGGAACATCCCGTCTGATTTCCCTGACCTAACGCATCACAAGCAGATCGCAATCGACCTCGAAACATGCGACCCGAACCTGACCACGCTCGGCCCAGGGTGGGTCCGCAGGGATGGATACATCGTCGGGATCGCTGTGGCTGCGGGAGATTGGGAAGGGTACTACCCGATCCGCCACGCCAACGGTCACAACATGGATGCGAGGATCGCGCTCAAGTGGCTCAAGAAGCAGATGGCGACACCGCATATCGACAAGATCATGCATAACGCCACCTACGATCTAGGATGGCTCAGAGCCGAGGGCGTGGAAGTACAGGGCCGGATCATCGATACGATGATTACTGGGGCCGTAGTGGACGAGAACCGCTTCTCCTATAGCCTAAACAACCTTGGGCGGGACTATCTAGGCGAACGCAAGAACGAGAAGCTGCTGCGCGTTGCAGCGGCGGAGTGGGGCTTGGACCCCAAGGCGGAGATGTACAAGCTGCCGCCAGAGTTTGTTGGTCGCTATGCCGAGCAAGATGCGGGTATGACACTGCGCCTGTGGGAGCGGTTGAAGATCGAACTCGACAACCAAGACCTCTGGAGTATCTGGAACCTAGAAACAAGCCTGATCCCGATGATGTGTGACATGCGTCAGCTTGGTGTCCGCGTCGATATCGACAAAGCCGAACAGGCCAAGAAGTTTTTCAAGGCTGAAACCAAGAAGCTGAAGGACGAGATATTCCGCCAGACCAACGTGAAGATCGAGCCGTGGGCTGCGTCTTCTGTGGCTATGGTCTTCGACGAACTAGGGGTGGCGTATCCTACGAGCGAGAGTACGCAGGACGACATGTTCCGTAAAGGCGGGGTGCCATCGTTCACAAAGCAGTGGCTCTCTGCGCATCCGCATCCGGTAGCCAAGATGATTGTAAAGCTGCGGGAGTTTGACAAGGCGGACAGTACGTTCATCGATACGATCCTGAAGCACGAACACAATGGTCGGATCAACTGCGAATTTCACCAGCTACGCTCTGACGATGGTGGCACGGTGACGGGGCGGTTCTCTTCCTCGAACCCAAACCTACAGCAAATCCCTGCACGGGATCCCGAGATCAAGAAGCTGATCCGTGGTCTGTTCATTCCAGAGGACGGCACGAAGTGGGGATCGTTTGACTACTCAAGCCAAGAGCCAAGGTTATTGGTTCACTTTGCAGCTAGCCTGAAGGGCGACTTCAAGCATCCGCTCGTTGATAAGATCGTGGAGGAATACCACACGGGTGATGTGGACCTACACCAGATGGTTGCGGACATCGCAGGTATCAGCCGCAAGGAGGCCAAAGTCGTTAACCTTGGTATCATGTATGGCATGGGTAAAGGCAAACTGGCTGCGCAGCTAGACATCTCTCCAGACGACGCGGGGGAACTGCTTGCCACGCACCGTGAAAAGGTGCCGTTCGTTAAGAACTTAGCGGAACTGGCGACACAGCAAGCCGCGAAGACAGGGCAGATACGGACGCTGCTCGGACGCAGATGTCGCTTCCATTTGTGGGAACCTATGTCCTTTGGTTACAAAAAACCTTTGCCTTATGAAGAGGCAATCAAGGAATATGGTCAGCCTCTGAGAAGAGCGTTTACTTACAAGGCGTTAAACAAATTGATCCAAGGTTCAGCAGCCGACCAAACGAAAAAAGCGATGGCGGATTGCTATGCCGAGGGACTTTTGCCTATGCTCACGGTCCATGATGAGTTATGCTTTTCAGTAGAGGGCGACGATCAAGCACGACGCATCAAAGACATTATGGAAAACGGGCTGTCGGATGTCTTGAAAGTCCCCTCCAAAGTGGATGATGAACTCAAAGATAATTGGGGAGAGATCGAATGAAAACTCTTGGTTTCCGTGAAATGCACCATACTCAAATCCATGAACTACTGGACTTTATCAACTGCTCACTAAATGCAGCATCGATGGCAGATCCAGAAGTCTACGAAGAGATGAGTGAGAAAGCACAGGACCTAGTTGAAATATTCGGTGGCATCCAACTGGTTACTGAGACCTCCCTAGAGATTTAGCCAACGCCTGGGTAGCGGGATCTGTTCCCAACAGAATAGGATCAACCATAGCTGACGCAGTTTGCACAGGAGCAGGGGCCACGGGCAGTGATCCCTCTCTTTGTGGTAGCAGGTCGTCAAACACCCCTGTAGGCGCAGGTGCTGCCGGAGCAGGGCTGCTAGGAATCAAATCATCAAACACCCCTGTAGGCGCAGTTTGCGTGGGCGCAGGTGCGCGTAGCTTTTCAGCGGAAGGCTGTGAACGCGCTAGCGGTTCGTTGATCCGGCTCGATGTCATCCGATTGAACGAGGTGAACGGCACACGGCCCTCCACAAAGGAGCGGCCCTCTGATTTACGCGCGGCGTTGATGTCTTTGGCTAGCTCACGAGATGCAGCCGTCGGATAGAACCGTCCGTCCATGATTGCGTTGACCTCTGAGCGGCTCATGTTCGCGCCCTGCACAAGGTTACGGCGGATGTCGAAGTCAGACAGGCCAAGCTCCCGAGCCGACTGGATGTCCGCGTAGAGCTTGCTCTGCTCACGGTACAAGTTGTCGAGGTAGTTGCCCCACGCTGTGTTCATTTCCTCAATCGTAGCGTCCGCACGTTTGATCACGCGCGTGGCTGTAGTCTTGGCGTCAGTCCGGCGAGGACCATACTCCAAACCTTTGAAGGCGAAATCATTCTGTAGGTCCACGGTCATAGGAGTGAAACCCGTGACCAGACGCGCACCCTCCTTGAATACGTTGTACTCTTCGCCGCGTTTCCCTGGGAGGCCAGTGGCTGCGCGATAGACGCGCCCTGGTTCGAACTCACCAGTCCGTACGTTCTCGAACTCACCCGCCAAACGCACATACTCTGGAATAATTCCGTTGAGAATGTGGGCTACACCTTTCCCGATCTGATCGCCCCGACTTTCGGTGTCCGAATAGACAGTTGCGCCCGTCGCTGTTTTACCACCACGACCAACACCCAAACCTGTCAATCCTTCGCTCGGCAGTACGTCTCTCAGGCGTTCGAAGATCATGGATTCAGAACCGAACGGCTCCAAGAACATCTCCAACCCTTTGAATGCACCCGCTGCAATCTGCTCTGCTTCGCTCTTGTCGAGCTTGCCTGCCTGCGTGTACTTCTCGATGGCTGCACGGACAGGATCGAGGACAAAGGCGTAAGGACTGATGTAGCTTAGATCGATATAGTCCAGCTTACCCTTCTGGTTGTTGTTCAGAATGACAACGTCGTGACCCGCCATATACTCTGGTAGCTGCTCACGAAGAGCCTC